AATACCATTTTAATCCTGATAGTGATGTGATGGTGGGTCTTTATGAAAGTCCATCAGAAGTAGAAAGTGCGGAGGTATATTTGGGATTTAAAGCCTCAATAGATTTAAAGGATTACATAAGAGGACTGACCGAGGCTTCATCACCTTCTGTAAATACAAATTCTTTGACATCAAACCCCTCAGAATCATAATAACGTATTCGTATATCACCATACTTACCGAAATGCTTAGCATGGTCATGTATATCAAAAATGACAGCGCCTTCTTCTTTATCAGTATGTTTCCGTAAACCTCGTCCTATGGATTGTAACACTCTGATTTTAGACTTGAATGGAGCTGCCATCATTATGTATTTCAGGTTCGGTATATTCACACCAAGTTGAAAAATACCATATGTAGCTATGATTACAATATCTTTTCTGCTTGCACATTTTTCTCTCCATTCCTCTCTGGTATCAACATCATCACGCCCAGATAGAAAAACAACCTCTTTACCGCAATTCTTTAGAATTTCCTCAATATACTCTCCTTCTTTCTCCACTTTGCCTACAAGGATAAGCATGTTATGATCTACAGACTTCACAATTTTTCTTATTATTTTCATTCGATATTCATTCCTGAATATCTCATCTCTTACATCATTATACGTGCCTTCCCATTCATTCTGTTGATATTCCATATTCAACATTTTCACATTGCATTTACTTATATATCCTTCATCAGCCAAAAATCCTGATGGATATTCTCTAATGACAGGACCCAGATAAGCTTTTACATTCCAATTATCAAGGTCAGAAGAGTGTAATGTTCCTGTAAATCCAAAACGATAATGCGCTCTAGTTGCCTTTGATAGTATTTTTCTCAACTCATAAGATTTACTTTGATGTGTTTCATCTATAATAATGACATCACATTTTGTTATCTCATCAATGTTTCTACTTACTGTCTGCCATGTCGCTACAACTATTGGTCTATCCCAATGTTTATATTTTTGATATACCCTACCTATATTACGTTCTGGGACACCATAGTCTATCATATCTCCATAAAATTGTTCTACTAGATGTTTTGTTGGCACTATTATTATAGCTTTAGTGACTTTAGAAATGGTAGGATTTTCCAGAAGTGTCTTTATAATATAGGTAATTATAGCGGACTTTCCCGAGGCGGTGGCACTCCTTATTATACCTTTGGTATAATTAAGTGATGCTTCTATACAATCTTTTTGGTAAGGATATGGTTTGAGGTTTAGATCGTATTTTGGTGTGAGTTGTGGTCCTCTGAATAATGATTTAACTTTCTGATCTATTATTAATCTGTTTCGTGGAAAATTCTTTTTATGAACTCGAATGAAGTCAAATAGAAGTCCGTATGGTATTGAATTATTGAAGCGATGAATCATACAGGTCTTGCCATTCCAAGAGCCTGATTGGTACTGACGCATATACATGAACCCCTCAACATATCTGGTGAACTCTTCTCTCATAAGAGACATATAATCACTATCTTCAGTTACTATTTGTATCTTCATTAGGTCAAATGTTTTTATTTCTACAATCATTAATACCCCGATTTCAGGACATCAATGAAGGACTTCATTGACCACTGCATCTTCTCCAATCCTTTGAAACAATTCTCAAAGAAGCGAACACGAATTTCCTGTCTTCTTAGTATGGATTTCATTTGCACTACTTGTTTATCCTTGGGAAGATAATATCGTTCAATTTCTGGCTTTGTAAGTTCTCTATCATTTTCAAATCTATAATGGTCGTACCTGATTCCAGCTAATTTATCAAACTTATCTTGCAGAACCTCCAATTTTGCCAATTCACCATAGTATAATTCTCTATACTTCACAATAAGATATGGATTATCACTCAACTTTTCCTGAATGTCTATCTCAGAAAATTTTACCATCTCCATTATAGGATGTTCTTCCAATAATTCTTCTACTATCTTTTCCATATAAACATAATACTATAACCACTACAAGATGTAAACATTAAAAGTTTACTTTCCTATAAATATGGAGTATAATATATCTATTATGGAAATAAAAGTATCAGCTGTTGTGAAACGCGGCAGAAAATGGTTTGTTGGATATTTGGATGGTATTGAATTTAAGGTTAACAAAGAAGTCAAAAGATTACGGGATGTAAAGGATGTTACTGATTACAAAACTTTAAAATCTTATCTAAAATTAAAGGATAAAAGTATAGAGTTGGAATCCTTTATACTAAAAAAGATCAAAGCTGATAAAGTTTACATTCTAGACAAACCGATATATCCTAGTATAGAAGAATTTGAAAACTACTGGTGGAATGAACTCAATGAATTATGTTTGAAATGCAAATGCTCATGCAAACAGAGTTCCAAAGTGATAGTGGAGGTATGTAAATTATATGACCCTAGATCCTAACTTTTTAGAAAAACTCATTGTCAAAGCTATGATGATGGATAAGCATTACCTTGTGCTTATCTCCTCTGTCTTCGAGCCAGAGTATTTTGATGATCCCGCAGTTGCAGAAATATTCACCTATGCTAAATCCCATCTTGAAGAAAATAGTGCTATTCCATCAAAAGACATAGTAATCAATTCCACAAATGAAAATCTCAGGGAAGATATTGTTGAAATATTTAGGGATGCAGAAGCAACGGACTTTGATGTAGCACGAAATTATGATTATCTCATTACACAAACAAATGAATACCTAAAAGAACAAGCAATAAAACATGCCATAATAGAGGCTGTTGATATAATAGATAGACAGGGTGAGAAAGAATTAATACGAAGCAAAATAGAGGACGCTCTATGTAAAGACTTGAAGGTTGATCTTGGTCTGCATTATTTCAGAGAATTGCGTGATCGACTTCGTAGGATATTTACGGCTACAGACACTAGAGTGCCAACATTCTTTCCCCAAATGGACGAATATATCAATGGTGGATTTCCACCATATACCCTGTCAGTAATAGTAGCACGAATTCATGGAGGCAAAACCAATACAATCTGTAATATGGCTGCAAGGCAGGTTCTCCATGGTATCACTCCTGTTATTATGACGCTTGAAATGTCACAGGACCCATACGCTCAACGATTTGATAGTATCTATTCACTCCTTGATATAAATAGAATGTATCTGAATAGTCATAAATCAACATTAGTAGATAGATTAGCTGCTGTTAAAGCTACTCAGGATAGAGGAGAATTATATATAAAACAATTTCCAACAGGTGAAGCGACTGTTAGGGATTTTAGGGTCTATCTTCGTGAGTTACTTATGAGAGATATAAACCCCGATATAATATATGTTGATTATATAAATCTTATGAAATCGGCTGATGTGGCTGGAAAAGATTTATATTCTAAGGTCAAACGTATTGCGGAAGAGTTGCGTGCATTATCCTTTGAATTTAAGGTTCCTGTAGTATCAGTTAGTCAGTTGAACCGTGAGGGAACATTCGTTGGTCTTGAAGAGTTGGACTTTAACTACATAGCTGAAAGTTTGGGTTTACCTGCTACAGCTGACTTTATGATGATATATGGAATAGATGAGGACTCTCTTATATATGAAAGTGAACTTCACTCAAAAATAGCAAAGAATAGGTTGGGTGGCCGTGTTGGTGAAATAATAAAATTCTATCAAGATGCAAGAAATCTAAAAATGTATGATGAAACTGAAATTCAATTATGGTTAGATGAAGCGGCTGAGTCAGGAGATACTAGAGAGTTGGCTGAAGTAAGAGCACGACCACAAGAGGAAACCACAACACAGAGAAGGAGAACTCGCAGGTGAGCAGAGAGAAACTAAAATATATGAAAGATAACTGGAAGCTCTTAGTCCATATACTTTTTACAACTAAAAGATTTGGTGTGAATAATAAGTGGTGGAGCAGCTTTGATTCCCTGTTTGGAATACCGTGGTATAAAAGAACTCCTTTACGACTTATATGGAATTATAAAATGGCAAAATTCAGGGCTACAAAATGCCACTTTATATCAAAGGAAACAGAGATAATGTTATTTGGTAAAAATGGAAAATGAATTATATATATGTTCTAGTGTAAACGAATGTGATTTAGAACGCTGTCAAGCTCAAAAGCCACACAAATGTAGTCTTGGACATCTTTGGTATTGTGGTGAGATAAAAAAAACCGTTCAATGTATTCCATGTAAAGAGCCCCGTAGTGATATAGAATTAGCCTTTGATGAATTGTTGGAGGATATATGCTGACAAGAAAACAAATAAGATTATTGGAACTTTTGGACGAACAATTACTAGACTGCAAAGATTGTGAGTTATGGACTGGAGGAGCATCCAAACCATATTGGACGGTCAACTCCAAGTACGCGGCAATAGGTGAGGCTCCGGGTGAAGAAGAAGTGAATACGGAACCATTTATAGGTTTAGCAGGAAAACATCTGTGGAGAGTAATGGCAGCACATGGATTTAAGAAAGAGGACTTTCTTGTGGTTAATACGGTAAATTGTAGACCTATTGATACACAAGATAGAAATATGAAGCCAACTAAAGATCAATGTGAAGAATGTTTTCCATTCGTCCGTAAATATCTAAAGATAGTAAAACCAAAAAAGATAATATTACTAGGAAACTTTGCTGTTGGAACCTTTACTGGTGAGTATACTGGTATATTACAGAAAAATGGAATGAAATTCTATACTGATCTCGCACCATTCATACTAAGTGTGCACCCAAGTGTGTGTATATATAATGGAAAGAAAGGTGAGGCTAGACTGTACGAAAGTATAAAAAAATTCAAGGAGATAATATGATTTGGTTTCTTATATATTGCGTTTCAATGGTATGGTTCTGTTTTTTTATGATGTATAGAGTAAGACAAGTAGCTAAGGCTCTAAGGATTCATTATTCCATTACTAAATCTATGGTAGATAAGAAAATAGAAGAAGGAGAGGTTTCAGACCTTTCTAATATTGAAAGACATTATGATTGTATATGGCATTATCATAAAATGGTTTGGCATTTTTGGATATGGGATCTTCGTTATATGGTAAATGATGTAGAATCTTTTTGTGATATTTATGGTGAAGATCCTGGAGAGATGAAATTATGGTAATATGCAATAGCGTAGATAAATGCAGTATGAGGGATGAAGACTGTTATCATAAACTTCCTCATATTAAGGATGAAATAGAATCCTGTGATTGGGAATTCTGTGACGATATTGAAGGTGATGTAACTTGCGTAGCATATGCAGAACCATTTAGTGATATAGATGATGCATTTGATGATTTGTTGGATGACCTTGGTATAGAGAAACCGAAAAAGAGTAAGAAAAAGAAAACAGGATCACTATCAGAGAAGGTGAAATGGAAGGTCA